TTTGCTTTTTTATAATATTCTTTTAATAATGTATCTTCATCAACAGCTGAATAATCAGCATTTAATCTTACGTAATCTTGAACTGTACCGCCAGTCTCTTGCATAAAACCAATTAATTTTTCTATGTTTTCCGGTAGTTCTACTTTTGGAGTTTCAACTACTGGTTGTTGTATTTGCTTTTCTTCCACCTCGGTAACTTCTTCAAGAGGCGAGCTGGACTTTTCAACGGCTGTTGTTCCTCCAATGTCCACGATTTTGCCATCTCCGGCTTGTTCGCCCACATCCACCGTCTTTGTTTCTCCGATTTGAATGGCATCTGTTTCTTTTTTTTCTGTTAAGTCTACTTTAATAGGTGCTTCAATTTTAGCGTTAGCTTCTAATGAAGTATCTACTTTTGAAAGATCAATTTTAACTGGCTCTTCTTTTGTAGCTTTAAATTTCTTTGGCTTAGGTTTTGATTTCATTTTCATTTCCCCGCCTTCTGAAGCAACTGGTTGAGTCACCTCAGGCTTTGTTTCTTTTGTTTCTGACATAATATGATAATATAAAATTAATTAATAAGTACTACATAGTACCTTGTTGCTCAAAATCTATAGGCATCAAATCATTGTTTCTTTGATCAATCATTTGACTTTGTTGATTACCTTCTATTTTGATTCTTTGATCTTTACGATTTTCTATTAAAGCTTCTTTTTCAGACATAGCTTTTAATTCGGCTTCTTTAAGTTGCATATCGTATTCAAATTGTATTTGCATCTCTTGTTGTTTTATTTGAGATGCTGTTTGCATTCTTTGTATCTCCATTTGAGATTTAGCTTGTTCTAATTGAACATCGCTTTCAACTAAAGCTTGAGCTTTTTGCATCTCTGCTTGTGCAGCTCTTTCAGAAGCTTCAGCGTTAGCATCTGCTTGTGATTTAATCATAGCTTGTTGATTAGCTTGATCATCTTTTTGTTTCTTTTTACGTTTTTGTTTTAAAACGTCATTAGCAAGTTTAAGGTTTTTTATTCTTCTAATATCAATAGCATCTTCTAAATCAATACCACCTTGTTGTATTGACATTTGGATATTTTGTTCTAGTACAGCTTTTTCTTCTTCATCTGGTTCTAGCTCTAAGAATATTCCAAAATCATGCATATTTAAATTTTGTATTTCTGATAACGTAGCTGCGTTATAAGTTGATATAGAATTTTTTAATGAATTTAAAGTAAGTGGAAAGTTTAATGAATCGGCTATTTTTAAAGAAATATTTTCACATGTTCTAAGTGTTAGCCATAAACTACCTTGCATTAAATGCCTTGTAGCTGTGTTAGATGCATTAACTGCCATTTTTTGTAATCCAACTAAAGTATCTTTTTCAGGAGCACTACCATCTCTAGCTTCATTAAGTCCGGTTACATCACGTATCATTTGTAAGTAATATTGATAAGTCTGTATTAAACTACCTATTTTAGCTTGGCCACTAGATGTTGCTAGTTCTTGTATAGGAACTTTACCAGCATTCATTTGACCTTCTTGCGTAAGTGATCTACCAACTATCGAACCAGTTTGAAAATACATGTTAAGTGCTTCTGCAGGGTTGTAGTTTGTGCCATTACCTAAATCAACTTCTGCTAAACCGTCCATATCTAAAAATACACCATCTGGTACTATTCTAGACATCACTTGTTGTAGTTTTAAATGTGTTAATTGAATCATGTCTGCAAAACCTGTTATTTTGCTAACTAGTGATTCTATTTTACCTTTATACATTCTTGGCGCACATATAGTGTAACTCATTTCTACTTTTGTAGTATCAGCAGCAGGTCTAGTCATATTTTCTGCTAATTTCCATTCGATAAGTTGGTTGTTACCTAATATCTTTACACCTTTATATAATACTTCTATTTTTCTACTTACTCTACTGAAACTATCGTTTTGTGGTGGATTAAAAGTATCAGGTTTTTCTAATGCTTTTTCTAAACCTTGTTCTGTTTCTTTTATTTTAAATACTTGTTCGTTGTAAGTTTTGTATTCAAAGTATAAAACTTGACAAGTGTTTTGATCATAACCATTCCAACCATACAACTGCTCTCTTTGATAACCTCTAGTTTGTTGAATCTTTTTTAATTCATCTTCAGTTAATTGTGGAAACTGTTTAGCTATTTCTGGTATTGTTAAGTTTTTAACCTCACCTACATAATAAATATCTTCAAAGTTTGGATCTTCTGTATAAGAGTATATTAAATCTGAAGGATCTACATAATGTAATGTAATTCCATTAGCTTTATTCCAATGTGTTTTAGCTGCTCCTATACCTATAGTTACAAGATCGTAGTTAAATCTTTTCTTTATGTTATCAAATCTGTTTTTCTTTAACGTAGTATTAATTACTTCTTCTTCTGCTATTTCAATTGATTGCTTATAACTAAGCTGCATGTGTAAATCTAATTCATCTTCTGACTCAGGTAATGTGTCAGGACTATCAGTATTAAACTGATTAATGCCTAACGTAGCTTGCATATTTTTAAGATAAGGTTTAGCTCTCATATCTTGCAATATAGAATTAGCGTAATCAGTTCTTTTCTTTAATGATACTGGATCTTGAGCAAAAGCTTTTATTTCATAGTTTTTATTGTTCATACCGTTTGCAACAATATCAACAAATTTTGAAACTACAGGTACTGGTTTCCAGTCTAAATTTAAATAAGACATGTCACCATTAATAGCTAATTCATCTTTATATTTTTGAACTGGTTGTTCTCCTCTAGCATATAGTCTTAAGCTATGAAACCTATTGTAAGTAGTAGCAAATCTAGTTCCATTACCACCTTGTCTCCACCATTCGCTTTCGATAGCTTGCGCAACTTGTTTCCCATATTCTTGGGAAGCTTTTTCAGCGTCTGGCACAGTTTGGCTTGGAAAGGCACTATTTGGATTTGCGTATGTATTCATTTACTTGATTATTTTAGATAATAAACCTTTATTATCATATTTCTTTATACCAATATCTACTGGTTCTCTCTTTATTCTGTTAACTGGAGCGTATCTACTTTTGTTGCAAGCCATTATAGCAAGCCCTGAACTAATAGATGCATCAAACTTTGTTCTTCTAGTTATATCAAACTGAGCCCAGTCTTCTAATGTTCTTTGAAAATAAACATCTCCATAATTTTCACCATCAAATCCTACGGCATTTTCTATATAAGTTTCAATAGCAGCAGCGTGCGCTTGAATTATATCTTGACTAGAGTTAGGTATTCCACCAATCTCTCTTTCTGTTACTGATAGTTTAGCGTAAACTTTATCTGGTCTATTAATACTAAAACCTCTGTAACCTCTTCTTTTAAAATGATATAATAATCTAGGTTTGTTGTTCTCTGCTAGTATTGGCATACCATAAAAAATGCAAGCCATAAGAACATCTTCAAAAAATATTTCTGCTGTTTGTGGACGAGCGATATACTCTAAGAAAAAATGATCAGCAGGAGCATTTTCCATACTAAACTTAGTTAAACCATGTAAAGATCCATTAGAACCTCTACCATCAACCGTACCTGATATATCATAACTATCACAACCAAAAGCACCCATGTGCTCGTTACCTGGATATTTAATGCCGTTTTTAATTATAAATCTATTTTGTAAATTTATTGGTGGTACCCACGTTATATAAAACCTACCTTGTTTGCTAGGTGAAAATATAACTCTAGTATCTTTAATACCTCTTTCCCATTGAAAATTACCTTTAGTTACAATAGCAGCTGCGGTAGCTTCTTCATTATAATCTATTTGTTGATAAATTTTAGTTAGATTAAATAAAGACATTTTAGATTCATCTCTGAACGCATGTTTTGTAGTACGTGGAAACTGTCTATAAAATTCATTTAATCCATCTTGATCTTCCTTAAGACCTTCTACCTCATTTTCCCAGTACTCAATAACCCCAAGCTTGATTGGAGTTCCATGAGGTCCAAACACTTTTTCTTGTGGGGTGTCGAATACAGGATACCCATAAGAGTCAATGTATCCTTCGTAATTCCACTCCATAGGAATGAACAAAGAATAGAGTCCTGAACGTGTTTGTCCATTTGCGTTTCTTTTTGTAACATCTGAGCTGTCATATAATTTCTTAAAATTTCTACCTCCTTTATCTAAAGCATTTGATGTTGATCCCATCATACACTTACCAATAATTCTAGAACCTAATCTAAGGGTGGTTTTCGTAACACGCCAGTTGTTGAGGATGTCGTTGGGCCTTTCCCACTTCCCCGATTCATCATGGACGAGGAGCCTGAGCTTTTCACCATCATAGGCGTTATCGCCCGTGTTTTTCCAGTCGATGGTCGTGTCAAGCCCGGTGAGATCCTCGGTTTTGTCGGTCGAGGTAATACTTCTTCTGGTAAATTTGCTGGCTGGGACTCTGTAGGCAAGCTCGGTCTTTGGACGGTCCATACCGTCCTGGATCGGTTTGAAAAAGAAGGGATAATTAACGGATATTGGTACGACCTTATCA